TCTGTCTCAACTACAGAAAGTCTTACTTACTACAACGGCATTAATCTAGCCAACCTTACAGTCAACTGGGCTGACCCTACAAATCTTGACTGGCAAGAACAGTTTATCACAATTATCAATGCCAGTTTAACCAACGCACAAAAATTTGGCAATCCCGGTAATCGACAAACAATTTTAGGGGTAGACACACAGGAATACACCATTAATCTAGTGCCTGGATTCTTGCCAGTAATTCCATACACAGCCACAGTAGACACTGTGAACATGCCATTTGAAGTGGTTAATGCCACATCCATTGGTGAAGATTTTGTTTACGAACCGGCTCCATTGCCCAACGGGCAGTTCAATGTGCTGTTCCGTAACGACCAACAAGGATTCCTCAGCGACAATACAGGATTTTTCTTCTTGTTCAAACAAGGGGTATTACAAAATCAAGATTTTAATTTGCCTGAGCGAATTGACAATCGTGCAGTGGCCATCAACATTGAAGGCATCAACAACACCGATATCTGGCTGTATCAGTTAGATAACTTGGGTAATATTGCAGGGCTTTGGGAAAGAGTGCAAAGCGTATATGCGGCCGCAGTAGAACAGCTGGCCCCGGGCACAAGAGATATCTATAGTGTCAGCAGTAGAACCAATGATCAAATTACTTTAAATTTTGGTGATGGTATATTTGCCACCATACCGGTTGGCACGTTCCGCACCTATGTTCGCGCCAGCAACGGCCTGACCTACATTATCAATCCTGTGGAAATGCAAAGTGTAGCTGTACCTATTAGTTACATAAGTCGTACAGGACAAATTGAAACACTGACATTCACTTGCGGTATCACAGAGCCAGTGACCAATGCTCAGGCACGTGAAACTATTGCAGAGATCAAACAACGTGCTCCAGCTCAGTACTACACGCAAAATCGCATGGTTAACGGTGAAGACTACACAAACTTTCCATTTACCCAATACACCAGCATTCTCAAAAGTACAGCCATCAATCGTGCCAGTATTGGAACCAGTCGCTATCTTGACCTAGTGGATGGAACAGGAAAATATTCCAGCACCAACATATTTGCCAGCGACGGCGCCTTGTATGAATCTGATAACCTGTATACGTTTCAGTTCAGTTGGTTGACCACAAATGACATCAGTGATGCGGTAATCAATCAAATCAATCCGTTGGCGCTGAGGGCAGGCCTGCAACAATTTTACTATGCTAATTTTCCACGCCCTAATCTAGCGGTACTAAACTACACCTGGAATCAAAGTACATCTATAACCAACGAAACTACAGGCTATTTTGAAAATGAACTAGGCAATCCAGTGGCCATTGGGACCTTTACCAGCAACAGTGGCCGATATATTACCGAAGGCAGCCTGGTTGAGTTTGCAGCGCCCACTGGATATTATTTTACTGCTACCAATCGATTGGCTGTTGGCACACCTATCCAGCCCGATGAAAAACTTACAATATGGGCTAGTCCTACAGCAGTGTATCTGGCAGGGACAGCACAAGGTCTAGGCAATTTGCCATCGGGTGTTGGCCCAGTGGTATTAAATAATTATGTACCCACTGGTGCAATTCCTGTGCAAGTGATTCCAGTGTTTACCACAGACATTCCTACCAGTGTGCAACAAACTGTGGTGGCTCAAATTGCTCTAAATCAAAACTTTGGCTTAGGATATAATAATCTTACTGACACTTGGTATGTGATTACTTCTAGTAATCTTGCGGTAAATGCAGATTGGAGTCAAGCCAATGCACAAAGCACCGCAGGTGCAAATCTTGACGCTAGCTGGTTAATACAAGCCACCTATAGTGGATCAACCTACACTGTAGTTTCAAGAAGTTTAGAATATTACTTTGGTAGTGTTCTACAAACTAGATTTTTCTTTTACACCAGTGATCCTATCTACGACAGCAGAACAGGCACAGTAATCCGTGATTACATCAATGTGCTCAAGGTTAACAGCCAACCAGATAGTGCTACACCAATGGGCGCAGACAATGTGCTGACTATCATTGACCAACCTGTGCTTAGTGATGGGCTTGTTGACGACTTCCAGGTTGTGGTTAGTTTTGATAGAACCGGTGGAGATGCGGCACCAGTCAATCCAGATTTCTTTGACGAAATTGTTGCACCCGCGGTAGATTCTACTCAGAAATTAGTATTCTTCCAAGCCACAGTGGACTTTGATAACTTGCAACGTTATTTGTTAATTGAAGCAGGCATAATCAACAGTGATTATGCAACTTTAGCAGACATACAAGCAGTGCAGACACAGTATGTGACTGGCCAAGTATTTTATGCTTATAATCCTACCAGTGCCACCACAATTAATTATACAGCTGGAACATTTTACATCCTAGGAGTAGATAGCTTAGACAATCCTACACTAACTGTGACCTATGATTACATAGCCCGTGTAGGTCGTCAAGACTTGTACTTCCAGTATCGTCACAATAGTCCGCTGACCAGCAGAATTGATCCAGGATCTACCAACATTATTGATGTGTACGTGGTCACCAATGCTTATTACACTGCCTATATCAATTGGTTACAAGACACTACCGGTACTGTTACAGAGCCCTCGGCTCCAACTATAGATGAGTTAAATACTGCTTATCAAGGCTTGCAAAATTACAAAATGATATCTGACAACATGATTCTTAATACAGTAGATTTTCAGCCCTTGTTTGGACAAAAGGCCGAGCCAGCATTGAGAGCCACAATTAAGGTCATTCGAGCATTTGGCAGCACTGCCAGTGTCAGCACTATCAAGAATTTAGTAGTGTCCAACATAAATGCGTATTTTAGTCTGGACAATTGGAACTTTGGTGACACTTTCTACTTTAGTGAACTTGCAGCCTACATCCATCAAAACATTTCTGACGTTGTCAGCAGTGTAGTATTAGTTCCGCTGGACACACAAAAGAGTTTTGGTGACCTATATGAAATTAGATCGGCTCCTAATCAAATTTTTGTTAACGGAGCCACAGTGAATGATATAGAAGTTATCACTGCCTTGACCAGCACTAATCTACAGACTGCGCCTGGCAGTGGAGTAATTTAATGAAACAAGTTCGCAGTGTAGAATTCCTGCCAGAAATATTTCAAACGCCAATTAACAAACAGTTTTTGTCTGCTACTCTAGATCAGTTGATCCAGAATCCAGAATATACGCAAACACAAGGATTTATTGGACGTCGAATTGGTCCTGGAGTCAATGCCAATGACCGGTATGTGGTTGAGCCTACCAAGACTCGTACAGACTATCAACTGGAGCCAGGAGTAGTACAGGTTAATCCTGAAGACACTCGCAAGGTAGTGGATGCCATAACTTATCCCGGCATCAACGATGCACTGCAATTACAAGGTGCCGTTACCAACAATGCTGATAGACTTTACACCAGTGACTATTATACTTGGGATCCATTTGTTGATTTTGACAAATTTGTAAACTATGCCCAGTACTATTGGCTTCCAGGCGGCCCGTTAGCAGTGGATGTGTCAGCCACAGATATTCCGCTAACTGATAGCTTTACAGTTACTAGAGCCAATGGAGTATATACTTTTTCAGGCATCGCCGGTGACAACCCAACAATTACCTTGGTTCGCGGCGGCAGCTATACTTTTAATGTAGCTCAGAATCAAACAGAAACCGTCAATTTCCGTGTGACCAACAACGATACCAGCAGTTGGAACATAGATTTTTCACCCAATCCAACATTAACTTTGATTCGTGGCAATACCTATGTGTTCAATTTAACTCAAACTTTTCCATGGTCATTCTTTATCAAGACCGAGCTTAGTTTAGGAACTACAAACATATATTCAGACGGAGTATTTAACAACGGTGCGGCTACTGGTCTAATCACATTCACAGTACCACAAGACGCACCCGATACACTGTACTATTGTAATGATATACAATTTAATTTGCGTGGGCAGTTTACTGTAGTAAATCCAGGATCAACTCAACCGTTTGACACTACTGATTTTGACTCAGGACAGATTACTAACGAAGCAGGCAGCTTTGACTATTCTGCTCCGCGCACAACAGGTCCTGGATTTTTTATACAATCCGACCCGGGAGTTGACGGTCGTGTAATTGCTACTCCTAACATCAGTAGTCGAGATGTCTTGGGTGTAGAAAACAACGGCGAAGATCTAGGTACAGTTACATTCAACGTGCCTTTGGCCAACGCACAGAATTTTTACTACAATATGCCCAGTATTGGTACGGTGGACTTGGTTACTGATTTACAATTTGATCAAATCAATAATCAGTTCTTAGAACCATTTTTTGCGGCCAATCGTAATGGTATTGATGGTATTACAAATTTACAAAATCGCACCATTGCGTTTATTACACAGGATTCAAATCCCCTTACCGGGGGCTGGCAGCAGACTACATTTTTTGATCCTTTGCTTAATGCAGGCAATGTGGAAAGTGGGATTGGATCGTTTGACTCCACTACGTTTGACCAAACTACCTATATCACAGACCAAGCTACACAATACAGCGTATGGCGCATACAGTATCTAACTGCTGTGGGCGGCGGCACCTACATGTCACTACAATTTGTAGAAAATGTAGATCTTGAAAATAAATTTACAGTTGGTTTTGGCACTGAGTATTCCAGTACAGGATGGTACAAAAACTCAGATGGATTTTTTGAACAGATTCCATTGCTTACTGCTGACAAAAATGTTTTATTTTACCAGGATGGCACTGATCCAGAAATAGTAGGACGATTTAACATAATTGATCTTGATATGTCGACCACCATTGATGTTGATACTATTATCGGATCGCCCACTTATACTAGTCCAAATGGAGTAACTTTTACTAATGGTATGAAGGTAGTATTCCGTGGCAATGTTTATCCTGCAAGTTATCAAAATAACGAATATTATGTAGAAGGAGTAGGCACAGCAATACAATTGTTATCAGTACTTGATTATGTTACTCCAGAAACCTACACTAATGACCAAACAATTCCGTTCGATACTACACCCTACGATTTTGGCAACTTTGATGGAAATCTAAATCAACCTACAGTGCCAGATTACTTAACCATCAACCGCGCAAGTCCAGATCTTAATGCTTGGACACGTAGTAATCGTTGGTGTCACATTGATGTAATTACAGCCAGTGCAGAATACAATAACACAACACCTGTGTTGAACAATGCGTTCCGTGCCCGCAGGCCAATCCTGGAATACCGTGCTGGTACAAGACTGTTTGATTTTGGTACCGACGGTCTAGCACCGGTAGACATTATTGACACTGTACAAACCGACGCTTTAAGCAATGTCAACGGCTCTCTTGGCTATGGAACCGACGGGTACACTTTGATCAACGGCAGCACAATTATTTTTGCCGCAGATTTAGATCTAGAAGTTCGTAGAACAGTGTACGAGGTGCAATTTGTCATCACCAACACCAATGCTGAAGATTCTACCATTGTAGATGTACCGGTGATTGTATTAACACCTATTGCCACAGCACTGGTAGATCAAACAACCGTGATCCGTAGTGGCAACACTGAAAAAGGATTATCGTACTACTATGATGGTGTGGCCTGGATCAAAGCACAACAAAAAATCAGTGTAAACCAACCTCCGTTGTTTGATATCTACGACACTAACGGTGTTAGCTTTGGCGACCGTGCTATCTACCCTAGCACAAACTTCACAGGCAGTCCTTTATTCAGTTATGCCATAGGCAATGCTGATCCTGATTTAGTACTAGGATTTCCACTGACTTATCTTAGCTTGACCAACATCGGCGACATTGTTTTTGATAACAATTTTTACAAGGATTCGTTTAACTATACCATAAACAGTTCTGGACAAACAGTTCCACTCAGTACTGGCTTTGTGCGCGAATACAGTACCAGAGTTACATTTGATCGAGAGTTTGGCTGGCAAACCGCAGTTACTCCTAGTCTAGTACGTCAGCAGTTTCAATTCACTTATGATGGAAGCCCACTCCTATTGGATGTGGCTGTCAATGCCAATACCACAGTTCCTGCCGTACAAATATATGCCAATGGACAATTTCAAGAAGCCTATAATTATCAGTACACAGTAGGCTCCAACACTACCACAATCAATTTGTTGACCACGTATGTGCCTGGTGATTTGATTGAAGTAACAGTGTTGAGTGATCAAGTTAGTGTGGCTGGATTTTATGAAGTTCCTATTAATTTAGAAAACAATCCTCTAAACGGCAATAGTAATCAATTTACCCTGGGCACTATACGCAATCATTACATTGGACTTGCAGAAAATCTCATAGCATTGCAAGGTCCAGCCATAGGCCCCAACAATACTAGAGACCTAGGCAACATTGTTCCCTACGGCCTACAGATTTTACAACAAAGCTCGCCATTAACCTTGACCGGATATTTTATGCGTGATGCCAACTATGATATTTTTGCATCGTTGGCCTATAACAGCACAGAATACATTAAATTTAAATCACAATTGTTAAACGCTGTGACCACATTTGGTATTGCAGACTACGACAATTGGACCGTGGCTAAATTGTTGGATCAATCAATTGCTCAAATTACAGCAGGCAGAACTGATCTAAATCCATTTTATTGGAGCGACATGTTGCCCACTGGCACTGTGTTTACTTCAAATAGTTACACTGTTAATCCAATAACTACCAACACGTTTAATACCACACAGACCTACAGTTTTACTGAATCAAATTATCTAGGTCTATGTGTGTATGTTAATGACGTTTTACTAACACGCAATTACCAGTATGTGGTCAGCACTGAAGGTCCCACCTTGACCATATCCATACCATTGACAGTGGGCGACGTAGTTACTATCAATGAATATGCAGACACCGCTGGTAATTTTGTTCCCAACACTCCTACTAAATTAGGCCTGTATCCTAAATATGAACCTAAAATTTTCTTAGATGAAGATTATGTAAATCCTACGCCAGTTATTCAAGGTCACGACGGAAGTATTACCGTAGCGTTTGGTGACATCCGAGATCAAGTATTATTAGAATTTGAACAACGTATTTTTAGCAATCTAAAGAATGATGGCAACCCTCCTCCTTTAGTAGCCGAGGATGTAATTCCTGGCTATTTCCGCACTACAGATTATACACAAGCAGAAGTTACTCAAATTTTGGGTGAAAATTTCTTAGCCTGGGTTGGTGCCAACAAGTTAGACTATACCGCGCAGACGTACATTGCTGACAACGAATTTACCTACAACTACAGTCAAGCCGGCAACAGACTTGACCAAGCGCCATTGCTTGGCGCATGGCGCGGTATCTATCGTTACTTCTATGATACGTTAACTCCAAACATCACACCATGGGAAATGTTAGGACTAAGCGAACAGCCAGAATGGTGGGAAAATACCTACGGTCCAGCACCATACACTAGTGACAACTTGGTGCTATGGGAAGACCTAGCCGCAGGCTTAGTTAAGGATCCTGTTGTACCTTACATAAATCCCAAGTATATACGATCAGAATTAACTGATGTAATTCCTGTTGACAGTCAAGGACAGTTGTTGCCACCTTTCTACAGTGTTATGGGCGCTTACAATCCGCAGGGATTTGTTAAGAGTTGGCAAGTAGGTGACGGCGGCCCTGTAGAGGCGTCATGGTGGTCAAGCAGCAGTTATCCATTTGCTGTAATGCGATTATTAATCCTTACACGCCCGGCAGAATTCTTCAGCTTGTTTGCTGACCGAGACCTCTACAAATACAGTGCAGAATTCGATCAGTACCTCTACAAGGGTCGTTATAGAATACAGCCGCAAAACATACAAGTCTACGGCAATGGTGTCAGCAAAGCCAGTTATATTAACTGGATTGTTGACTATAATCAACAGTTGGGTATTGATAGCACCGACGCCTTAACCACAGACCTAGCCAATCTAGATGTGCGCTTGTGTTATCGGGCCGCGTCATTTATTACACAACAAAACTTGGCCATGTACTTGGAGAAAGGTAGTCCCAACAGCCAGAATAGCAGTTTGTTAATTCCTCCTGAGAGTTACAACCTATTACTATACAAAAATCAGCCATTTAACAGAATAAACTATAGTGCTGTGATTGTGGAAGTGGTTGATGGCGGCTACAGTGTGTACGGCTACAGCACTGTCAATCCATATTTTTCAACTCTGGCTAGCCAGGTTGCCGGCCTTACACAAACGCTTACAGGTGGAAACATATCAGTAACTGTTCCCAAACAGTACACCGACCGCACAGTACAAATACCCTATGGCTATACCTTTACCAACTTGACCAGTGTGGTAGATTTCTTATTGAGCTACGGACAATACCTGGCTAGTCAAGGACTCACATTTATCGCCCAGGAAAACGGCTATACCTTGAACTGGATTCAGATGGCTCAAGAATTCTTGTATTTTGCCAATCAGGGTTGGGCCACTGGGACAATTATCAACCTAAATCCTTCAGCTACTCAAGTTATATCATTCCGCGCTGGAGCAGTGGTAGATTCTATTGTGACCTACACTCCAGAGAATTTGCTGTTGGATCAAAATCGTCAGGCATTTAATGCTAGAAATTTGATTATCCAACGCGAAGGTAATACATTTACGCTTAACCCAGAACCTAGCGGTAATCAAACTATCAGTTATTTGCAATTGAAATTTACCGACTACGAAGATATGGTAGTGCTAGACAATCGCACAATCTTCAACGATTTGATCTACAACACTGTCACAGGTGAAAGACAAAGTCGTCTCAAACTGATAGCTGCCACAAGTACTCAATGGAACGGCACCTTAAATGCCCAAGGCTTTATATTAAATCAAAACAATGTGGTGGCATGGAAGGCCAATACCAAATATACTAAAGGCGACATTGTCATTTACAAAAATAGTTATTGGCAAGCCGCGACAATCGTACAGCCCAAACTCAAGTTTGAATACGCGGACTGGTACAAGAGCAACTATGATGCTGTACAACAAGGATTGTTGCAAAACTTGGCGACCAAGGCAGACCAGTTGGCCAACAGTTATAACACACAAACTGCAAACCTTAACAGAGATAACGACTTACTAGCCTATAACTTAATTGGATTTAACCCAAGACAGTACATGGTGGATTTAGATTTAAGCGATACTAGTCAGATAAGTTTGTATCAACAGTTTATTAAAACCAAAGGAACCACGCAGGCCACAGACTTGTTTACGCAGGTTAACTTTAACGAGTTGTCAGCACAATACAACATATATGAAAATTGGGGCATCCTGGTTGGAACTTACGGCGCCAATGCCAACCGCAGTTGGTTTGAAATTGCTCTTAATGAAGCGGTACTGACCGGTAACCCTAGTACGGTACAGATTGTTCAGCCAGGAACAGAAAGCCAAGCAGATCAGGCTATCTTGTTAAGCAATCTTTGGGCCGAAAGTTATGCAATACCTAACACCAACATCTTGCCAACAACCTACAGCACCGATTCAGACACTGCCTTGCCAACTGCAGGCTATGTCAATATCAATGATGTAGACATCACAGTATTCAATCTCAACGACCCCAACAACATTGCGGCCAATCTAAGCACAGTTGGCAACGGCACTACAATCTGGGTAGCACAAGACAACAGCTATGACTGGAACATTTATCAGTGTGCCCAGGTCACAGGTCGTGTGACACAAATCACCGATAATCTTAACGGCACCAGCCGCGCCCAGTTCAGCACCACAGTTGACCTTGCAGTAGGTGACTTAATAATTATTCGTTACTTCAGCGATGTAGTGGATGGTGTGTACCGTGTGTTGAGCCGTCCAACCATCGACACAGTAGTTATTCAATATGCATTTACCAACTCCAACCAGACCACACTCACTGGAGTAGGCATTGCCTTTTACCTACAAACCATGCGTGTGGCACAGGCAAGTGATGTTAGTACCTTGCCTTATGTAAATCAACTTATTCCTGGTGCCACAGCCTGGGTTGACAATGACGGATCAGGCCACTGGCAAGTGCTACAAAAGACCAATCCATTTGCGTCTATTGATACCTTGTCGGCAAACAATCCAGAAGTTAATTCATTGTTTGGTACCAGTGTGTCTCAAAGTGCCAATAATTACGCTTTATTAGTAGGGGCGCCTGCCGCTGCAAATGGCGCAGGATCAGTTTACACTTATCGTTTAGGCGACGTCAACGACTATGTAGAAAATACAGACCTATTACTGCTGGCCACAGACACTAGCGGCTACGGATGCAGTGTAGACTTTGGTAATCGTACCTGGGCAGTAGCTGGTGCAAATACCAGTAATTCTGGCGCAGGTTATGCCACAATACTTTATCTGGTTCCTGGCTCAAACGATTACATACAAACACAATTGTTAGTGGCACCAGATGAAAATTTTAGTGCTACTGGGTTTGGAACCGCGGTACAAATAAGCGACAACGAACGTTGGATGTATATTAGTGCGCCCGAGGCAAATCAAGTTTACGCATACGGCCGAGTTGATGTTCCTAATCAATCAGTAACTTATGTCACTGACGGAACAACAGCTACATTTGTCTACAACAATGATATCATGATTGATCCAACATATCCTGATCAGTTGTTAGTAACTTTTAATAACAGCTTGCAGGTGTATGGTACAGATTACATTATCAATGATGTTTTGGTTCAATTTTTAAACCCACCTAGCGCCAACAACGTTGTGCGTATCCGTCGTCGCTCATCAGTGCAGTTGGATTTTGAAACTTATCTTGGAGTAGTACAAAACAGCACCACAGGGGCAGGGTCTGGCGCCACATTCACCGTGACTAATACTCGCGGAGATTATTCAGTCAGCTTGTCAGCGCCCGGTATCAATTATGTAGTTGGCAATCAATTGACCATTAGTTACCTGCAGGTTGATCCCACAGGAAGTGCAGCCAACAATATTACTGTCACGGTTACTGAAGTCACTAGCGGTGGCATCACTGGATTTACATGGACGGGCAACGGAGTTGACAATACCTCAGTGTTTTCTTTAACAAATTACTTGTACACAGTGACCACGTATGACTCATTTACAGTACTTGTTGACGGCGTACTACAACGTCCTTATATTGATTACACATTCAGCAGTGGCACACTTACATTTGTCACTGTGCCGGCACCAGGTGCTATTATTGCGGTACAATCAGCTACTGTTGGTGCATATTGGCAGTATGTGAACACACTTGACTCTAATTACTATCCTATCACAGTTGATCCTAATGCCCAACTTGGCCACAGTCTTACTACCAACACAGTAGGTACTCAAATACTAGCAGGCGCACCGTATGACAGTGCTGTGGATGCTGAAGGAGATACCATTCCCAATGCAGGTGCAGTGTACGCATTTGATCGCAGTGTAGTCAGATACATAATCACCGATGCTTCCCAGCTAATCTACGCCATTCCGGGCGACTACGACAATCCTGTAGCAGTGGTATTAAACAATCAATACCTAACCGACACAGCTCAATATATCAACGGACAATTTACCATAAATGGAAGTACTATTGTGTTGTCCAGCTCGGTGTCCTTGACTGTAGGCGATACTTTAGAAATTGAAACTAACCAATTCCAATTTGTACAAAGATTCACGGCCGATAACGTAATCGACGAATCACAATTTGGTCACAGCATAGATATCTGCCCTACCAGTTGTAGTGTATATGTTGGCGCACCACTTGATTCCAGTGCTAGCGGAGTTCCACAAGCTGGTATGGTTGAGCGTCAGGTAAATCAGTCAAGGTTATATGGCATAATCACCAGCACTGTGGCCAACCCTACATTGATCGCTGGCGATACTATTCGCATTAACCATATAGAAGTTGCTGTGCCAAATAGTCCCAATAATACTGTAGCCGGACTAGTAGCAGCCATTAATTCTGCTGGTATACCTAATGTGGTAGCAGCCAACGCAACCAATGTTATATTAACTGGCGACGGCATAACAAAAATATTCAACGTTGGCAACATTTATTCTGCTGCCAGCGCATATACTACACTGGTCTACATTGATGATGTGTTACAAACTGCCGGAGTGAACTACTCCTATAACAATACCCTACAGCAGATTGCATTTGTATCAACTCCCGTTTTGGGTGCAGAGATTTTAGTAGTAGCTGGCCGCATGACAGTGAGTGTGATAAATCTTGCTGCAGCCGAACAATTTAACAAGCTCACGGTGTTGCCAGGAGTTGCCGCAGACGACAGCACCATTGGTTCAGCATTTTATGATCTTGGCTTTGTAACCTATGCTTACGCACAAACTATCACAAGCCCAGCACCTACAGATTTTGCACAGTTTGGTGCAGCAGTGAATGTAAATTCCAGTGCTACAAATCTAGTAGTAGGTGCACCCAATGGCAGCGTGTACGAACCTACTACCTTTGACGCTGGCAAAACATACTTTGATGATCGTAGCACTACATTCTTTGGATTTATTAGTAATTCTGGGGTGGTGTTTACATATGATTTCTTGCCTAGTGCCGACAGCAGTGTAGCCAATCCAGGACAGTTTGTATTTGGACAACAAGTATATACAACTACCTTGGCCACTGGAGACCTGTTCGGCACAGCAGTCAACTACAGAAACGGCAGATTGCTAGTGGGTGCACCTGGTAGCGATTTAGGTGATAGCACTGGAAATTACGGAGGTGTGTCAGTATTAAACAATGCCAACGATGCCGCAGTATGGCAAGTAATCTACTCTCAACAACCCATGGTTGATGTAAATCTAATTAATTCAGTGTACTCATATGATAAACTGTTAAACAGCACACAGACCTACTTTGATTTTATTGATCCCTTACAAGGTAAAATCTTGGGTGTAGCCCGCAGAAACATTGATTACATTGGTGCAGTAGATCCAGCCAGTTACAATACTGGAACAGTACACAACATAGGCACCAGCTGGGGCCCGTCACACGAAGGAGAAATCTGGTGGGATACCAACTCAGTTAGGTTTATTGATGCCAACCAAGACAATATAGATTATGCCAGCCGCAGGTGGGGTCAAGTATTTCCCGGCAGCACTATTGACATCTATCAATGGATTGCTAGTTCAGTGCCACCAGTCAACTACACAGGCACAGGCACCCCACTCAGCACTACCAGTTATACTGTTTACTCGTCCATTAACAATCAAGGGTTGTTAATCACAACATATTATTTTTGGGTGGCTGGAATCAACACTGTAGCAACTGCGCAAGGCAAAACGCTAAGTGCTACCGCCATTGCCAGTTATATTTTGAATCCGCTCAGCAGTGGCTTACCTTACATAGCAGCCTTGTCAGCCAACTCTGTTGCTATCTACAATGCTGACACCCTGTTGTCGGCCTTTGACACTATATTACACATTGAGTATGACCGGCAAGCTCCGGGTGGTGACAATGACATACACACAGAATATGCGTTCATTGCCGATGGCAAAGCTGATGCATTTTTAAATGCAAATTTATATCGTAAATTTTTAGACAGCTTTTGCGGTGTAACCACTGCAGGTGCCGCTGTACCAGATCCACTGTTGAGTCCGGGCATGCAATATGGTGTGCAATTCCGCCCACGTCAAAGCATGTTTGTTAATCGCTTTACGGCGCTAGAAAATTATCTAGGCTATGCCAACACTGTATTGGCGCAATATCCTATTAGCGAAACTCGCAGTTTTAATTTGTTGAATAGCAGCGAGCCTACTCCGGCTGCCAACACAGGTGCATGGGATTTTGAAGTGGCCACGTTGGAAATATTAGCTTATCAAGATCTCAATGTGGTGCCTATTGGCTATCTATACCTGGTACAAACTGACACAAGTCAGAATGGCCGTTGGACCATATACGAAGTTGCTCTTGGTACTCTACCTGGCGAACGTGTATTGAATCTAGTACAAGTACAAAACTACGACACTCCATTATATTGGAATTATATTAATTGGTACCTTCCTGGATACAACAGCAGTATTCAGCCTGTTGCAACAGTGGCGAACACAGCCGGACTACAAACTTTAAGTTTAAGTACAGCGCCAGTAGGTAGTAGTGTCAAGGTCACGGCCAACGGTCAAGGTAAATTTGAAATTTATCTGCGTACTGCGTTGGGATGGGACCGTGTGGGACTTGAGGATGGCACCATTGAGTTTAGTTCAGTGTTGTGGGATTATACTGCCGGCGGATTTGGGTTTGATGTTGAAGTGTTTGATGCCAATTATTTTGACCAAGAACCTGTAATCGAAACTCGTCAAATTATCAAAGCTATCAACTAAGAATTGTTCATTGATGATTTGCTTATTAATCGCAATCAAGCATTGATATTGACATTCAAATTTATATACAGCGAATTTACAAGCCCTAACTGGTTATTCAAATCCAGCTATATCAACGTGGATCACGTAATCCGCGGCCTGTTGCCGTATGAACTATATCAACCAGACAACCAAACTTTTGTGTTGGATTATCTAAACGAGGTCAAGCCGTACCACGTACAGAACCTTGCGTTTAACTTGATCTATGATGGCATTGACACATATCCCGGCGCATTAACCGACTATGATGTACCTGCCTACTGGAACACCACATTGGATCTTCCACAATTTATAAGTCCAGTATTAACACCGTACACCTACAGTGACAGTGTCAATCAATCATTCATCAGTGATGCTGCCAGCAACGCACAGATATGGTTAGAGCGTCCCTGGAGTGACTGGTTTAATAACTATACTTTGAGCGTAGACAGCATTGCTGTGATTGATACCACAACTACATATGTCACAGTGCCAGTTATAACTATCGGTGCTGAATGGCAAGCCAATACGGCATACACGGTTGGAGAGCAAATTGCTTATCGAAACAATCTTTACACTGTGACTGTGGCTGGAACTACCAACAGCACAGCGCCAACCGTTACCGCAGGCAGTGTGGTCAACGGCACCGTAACGTTAACCTACACAGGCCCACGTGCCCAGGCCACAGCCGTTCTCAGAGCCAATCGCACCATATCCACCGTTACCGTAACAGTCGCTGGATCTGGTTACTTAACTACTCCATTAATTGCTATTAACGGGACATACCCTAACTTTACCACATCCGCTATAAAATTAGTGCCGGTGATGGGTAACAATTTAGTCAGAAGTATCAAGACCACTATCAAGTACGACCGTTATCAATATGTCACTACCATTTATGAATGGCAAGCAGATGTAGTGTATGCTGAAGGTGAACAGGTGCGTTGGAACAACCTTGTTTGGTCGGCTGATGCCACGCAATCGTCTTCTGTTTTTGTTGTTGAAGATTGGACCTTGGTTGATGCCGACTCATTGAGTGGTGTAGATCGCACCATGGGATTTTATGTCCCCACAGTTAACATGCCTGGACTTAGCTTGCCACTGTTAATTGACGGAGTTAGCTATCCAGGCGTACAAGTTGATGCTCCAGACTTTAATCAAAATACTGGATTTGACGTAGGCAATTATGATATAAATCCGTTTGACAATATCTCGTTTGATGAAAACGGTCGCCCAACCTACGACCCAGCAATCTTGGATGCTCGCTATTCGAGCCAATACATAGACCCATATCTTGGCACCAGAGCCACAGACATCAATGTGGATGGTGGCGAGTATGTTGGTCCTTACAGCAGCCATGCTCCAGAAGAGTTGGTGCCAGGTAGTGAATTTGACACCCTGGATCTACGTGTATACACACGCCCTGGAGCAGACTGGTTGCAACGCGGCCACGGATTTCCAAGTGCCAACGTCAAATACACCTTGAGTTTGTCCGAATTAAGTTTGAGCTTTGCTGGGTTGTTGCCATACACAGCACTGGTAACTGTAGCCAATCAAACTCAAAGTATAGATTTGCATTTGGGTAGTGATTACACAGTGGATTATGTGGCCCAAACTGTAACTATGATACCCGGTGGTAATGTACAGGCAGGCAATGTGATTGTAATCACTGCCTATGAAATTGGTGGTGGCAACCAACTTTATAAAAATATCTACAACGGTGCCGATGTAGGTAATACTGTGACTGTACCTGTGGCTTATTACACTGCTACTGGGTCTGAACAAATACAAGAATTTGTGATCTTTGTAAACGGTGTAATAACCACAGATTATACCTATGCCGCAGATGGCGACCAGAATACAACTGTTACCTTTGATACAACCTACACCAACACTGACAGTATTACCTTGTATGTAATTGCACCTACTGTGGTAAATGCTACTACAATTGATTATAGTTGGAGTATGCCGCAAACTCAGTTGATTAATGGCGTTACTTCTGTATTAACTTACACCCTTGACAATAATCTTGAGTATGTGAATCCAGACAGCGTAATAGTCACAGTCAACGGTGTCCGTGCTAGGACCGCCGCCGGAATACGTCATATTGGTGATGGCAGCACTGCCTATACCTTGCCAGACAGATTGGGATTCAGTCAGTCTTTAATTGTAGACAACGAAGTGCATGTGTATGTTGATAATGAGCCACAAATTTTACTTGTAGATTTTATATTAGAACCCTACGACGGTACACCAAGAGAAGTGATTTTTATTACAGAACCACCTGTTGATTCTGAAATATTGATTTATGTAATAACCAATACTCAATGCTATGTCAACGGTAATCAATTAGTGTTTAACTTGGGCAACGGACTTGTTCCGGTTACTGGCGATGTGATAGCTGTTACAACATGGAATGATACACGCCAACAACAAATATTAAGTCAGTGTTTTGTTGGACCAGTAACCACAGGAGTTACAGTAGTAGAACCATACGACAGTACTGACTTTGATGTTGGACTTATTACCAATGCCCCGGGCAGTTACGATTATAGTTCTGGAATTACTGTA